ACTGGAGAACAATATTCTTACACTTATGTAGATCGCAAGGCGGGTTCAGATTTGCACTCCACATTGAGTAACGCAAATTATGAACGTTTCAAAAGGGAGTTGCAGCGTGTGCGTGAGCTTGATTCTTATTTGTTTGTGGTGATTGAATCTACGCCGCAACAAATGATCAAAGCAAAGAGAGCTTTCAAAAGAGGAAGCAACATCGAGTTTGTTTTAAAGAGGGTGCGAGATTTAAGCTATGAGTTTGAGGGCCATTGTCAGTTTTTGTTTACGGGAAGTCGCGCAATTTCGGCTGAAATTATTCCGCGCCTTCTTTGTACGGGGAAGGATGTATGGGATACGGACATGCAATATTTTTTAGATCATGAGTTGGATAGAAGGAACGCAACGTAGACCCCCTTCCCGATTTCGCTCTAATAGCGAATTGGCACAAATGGAGGGTTTTCTTGAAGAGCATGAAGCCAAGCTTGCATTGTATGAGTTTCTTAGAAACAATATTACTTTTGCAACCGAACTTTTGATGGGGATTAAATTGTTTCCGTTCCAGCATCTGGCTGTCAAGGGGATGTTTGAGACGGATTATTTTCTGGGGGTGTGGGCAAGGGGAATGTCCAAATCTTTTACGACGGGCATTTTCGCTGCATTAGATGCCATTTTAAATCAAGGTGTTGAAATTGGTATTTTATCAAAATCTTTTCGACAAGCCAAAATGATTTTCAAGAAAATTGAAGACATCTCCATGCACCCAGACGCCCATTTCTTTAAACAATGCATAACCAAGGTTTCCAAAACTAACGATGAGTGGTTAATGGAAATCGGCTCGAGTCGTATTCGAGCCTTACCCTTGGGAGACGGTGAAAAATTGCGCGGCTTTCGTTTTCATAGAATTATTATAGATGAGTTTGCGCTGATGCCAGAAAGAATTTATAATGAAGTTATTGTTCCCTTTTTGTCGGTAGTCACTAACCCCACCCAGCGTGACGATCTGGACAAATTGGAAACCAAGCTAATAGGAGAGGGGCAAATGGAAGAAAACGAAAGACATATATGGCCCGGCAACAAATTAATTGCGCTTTCTTCGGCTTGTTATAAATTTGAATATCTTTATAAATTGTATCAACAATTTGAATTCAACATTACCCGAGCAGAGCAAAAGGATACGGCGTCCAGATGCGTTATGCACTTTTCATATGATTGCGCCCCTCAGCAATTGTACGATCAAAATTTGCTCAAACAAGCCAAATCAACGATGAGCCAATCTCAGTTTGATAGAGAGTTTGGGGCTATATTCACGGATGATAGTGCGGGATATTTTAAGACAAGTAAAATGGCCTTGTGTACCGTACCAGATGGAGAGCTCCCCTCTATCGAAGTAAAGGGGAGTGTTGACTCTCAATATATTTTGGCATTTGATCCGTCGTGGTCCCAAACAGAAAGCTCTGATGATTTTGCAATACAAATATTAAAACTGAACGAAGAGCAACAAAGGGCTGTCTTGGTCCACAGTTATGCTTTGGCTGGCACATCTTTGAAACACCATATGAGATATTTTTTATTTTGCTTGGAGAATTTTAATATTGTGGCTATATGTGGCGACTACAATGGGGGGGTGCAGTTTTTACAGGCGTGTAATGAAAGCGAAACTTTCAAACAAAAAGAAATTAAATTAAAGCAGATTGAGGTACCTTTTGATAAACCTGAGGAGTATCAGGAGAATCTGCGTCAATATAAACGGCAATATAACAAGGGGGACAACAAGTATGTGATTTTGCGTAAACCCACAAGCCATTGGATTCGGCAGGGCAACGAGTTATTACAAGCCAACTTCGACCACAGACGACTGCTTTTCGCCAGCCAAGCAATTGATGATACCTATACCTCCCAAAAAAACAAAATAATCCCCATAGACGAATTGAAATTTTTAAACTCAAAAGACGCCAATAAGCAAAACAAGGGGGCTAAAATGATAGACTTTATAGAGCACCAAGCAGATATGATTAATTTAACGAAAAACGAATGTGCCCTCATACAGATTACAACCACCGCACAAGGCACCCAAACGTTTGATCTACCGTCTAACTTGCGGCGCCAAACTGGCCCCGATAAAGCCAGAAAGGATTCTTACTCTGCTTTGGTATTGGCTAATTGGATGACGAAAATTTATTTTGACTCGAAAAAACAACCTAAATCAGATATAATAGAAACATTCGAACCAATGTTTATAACTTAACTTTTGACTTTTGAAAGTCACTTTTAATTAAATCAGTGTAAAATGTACCATGGGTAAAAGAAAATATAACAAACGATCAGATTATTGGAAAAAATTTGAGAAAAACTTTCAATATCCTAATAGTCCCTATGAAAGTCTTGGCGCCACAGAGGGGGATTATGAACCCAAGCTGGTAGGCGACTCTTTTTACGACTATACCGCAGAAGCCAAAGACTATACTCGAAACTCGACCTACGATTCCACCGATCGACGAAGAAACTCTATAGCTATTAATCCTAAATTGTATGGATATAACAACATTAGAGCGGGGATGCTTCCGTACCAGTATGCGTTGGATGGGGTTAATGTAAGAGAAGCTATCGAGCTATGCCAAAAGGCTTATTGCAATGTAGCTATCTTTCGAAACTCGATTGATATGATGGCCGACTTTGCAAACTCGCCCCTTTATCTCAAAGGGGGAAGCGAGAAATCTAGGCGTTTTATTGATTCATGGTTTAAAAAGATAGGAATATGGGGGCTAAAGGACCAATTTTTTAGGGAGTACTATAGAAGCGGCAATATTTTTCTGTATGTGGTGGATGGAAAATTTAAGGCGGAAGAATTTGCAAAAATTAGAAATTTGGGGCTTATAGCACAAACCAACAAGATTCCTATTAAATATATTTTGTTGAATCCCTTTGATGTGGTTGCCCAGCGAACAACTTCCTTTGAGGTGCGTTTTTTCTCTAAGCTGCTTAGTGAGTATGAGATTGAGAGACTAAAAGATCCAAAGAACGAAGCTGATAGAGAGTTGTATGACGCTTTGCCAGACAATGTTAAGAAACGCATTCGCGAAAACGCATGGAACCTCTCTGGACTGACTGTTAGGTTGGATCCAGCCAAGTTAAGATATGCTTTTTACAAGAAGCAGGACTATGAACCGTTTGGTATTCCTTTTGGGTTCGCTGTTCTTGATGACATCAACTTCAAGATGGAAATGAAAAAAATTGATCAAGCGATTTGCCGTACCGTCGAGAACGTGGTTTTGATGATCACGATGGGGGCCACTCCAGATAAAGGGGGAATTAACCCTCGAAATATGCACGCCATGCAAGCGTTGTTTACCAACCAAAGTGTGGGGCGTGTGCTGGTGAGCGATTACACTACGAAAGCCGAGTTTATTATTCCAGATCTGGAAAAGGTTATTGGACCGGGTAAGTATGATGTTGTAAATAAAGATATTAAAGAAGGGCTGCAAAACGTTATTCTTGGAGAGGAAAAGTTTGCAAATGCAACCATTAAGGCCCAACTTTTCTTACAGCGTTTACGGGAATCGCGCGAGGCTTTTTTGAATGAATTTTTACAACCCGAGATTAAGCAGCTTTGCAAGAACCTTGGGTTTAGAGATACACCGACTGCTCGCTTCGAAGACATTGATATGAAAGACGAGAACCAAGTCCAACGTGTCATCACACGTATGATGGAGTTGGGCATTCTCCCCCCAGAGGAAGGCATGAAGGTGATCGATACAGGAGTTTTCCCTTCAGAGCGAGATTTAGAAAGCGCCCAAGAAAAATTCCTTGAGGACAGAAAAAGAGGATGGTACAACCCATTAGTGGGAGGGGTGCCAGTATTTGAAGAGCCGCAGGAAATGGAGATAGAGGAAATCAAGCATCCGCGCAGCATGAAAATGTTAGAGGAACAAAAAAACAAAACTCCTAAATCCGCCGGTCGCCCACTGGGCTCTAAAACAGGCACTAAGAAAACTTATGCCGTAAACGCCATTAAGGAGGTCATCGATGCCACTAATAAATTACATGCAGACATCACGGTGGAGGCTAAGAAAGTTTTCAAGAAAAAGCGCTTAAATAAAGACCAAAAAAGTGTTTTAGAAAAAGTTTGCGAGCTTGTGGTTTCAGCCTGTGATAAGGCGGACTGGAAAAAAACCGCCACAAATTGCTTAAAAGACAATCAAAAACTTTTACAGCTTAAGACTTTAGGGGAAGTAGCAGATATCAGTGTGGAGCATTCGTTGGACGAATACGCTTCAGCTATTTTGTATCACAGCGCTAAGAATTCACCTAAAGATTAAAAAAGTGTAACATACAAGGATGAGTGAACCATATAAATTTACAACACAATTTGATTTTGAAGTTTTTGCCACAGATGACTTAGAAAAAGATTTAAATATCAGCGTAGCTTCTTTGGACAATTTAAAGCCCTTGATTCCTCAAGGTATAGATTTGGACCGTAATATTGATTTGGTGGGAGCTGCTTTTAATGCGGCGATCGTTAATCGATTTAACAGAAATGGTGACGGGATTGATTCTGCAACCGCCAAAGATCTTATTGGCTACTTCGTTCATAAACCCACAAATATAGAACATAAAAAACAGAGGGTGGTGGGCCACATCATAAATGCTGCGTTTACGGATATGGAAAACGACAAAATTTTGAATACCGCAAAATTGGAACAAAGGGTCGATCCTTTCTATATTTCGTTGGCAGCTGTTATTTACAAAACAGTAAACCCTGAATTTGTGGAGTTTTTACTTAAAGCAAGCGATCCAGAGGATGTGGACTACAATAGGGTTTCGGCTAGTTGGGAGCTTGGTTTTAATGATTATAGTATCGCAGTAGGTTCTCAGAACCTTAGCGAAGCTGAGATTATTACAGATCCTGATAAAATTAAAGAATTGGAAAAATACTTGCGGGCTTTTGATGGAAAGGGCACCCTAGATGACGGTACTCCTGTGTATAGGTTGGTTGCGGGAGAGGTTTTCCCTTTGGGAATTGGTTTCACGACTAAGCCTGCTGCTGATGTGAAAGGTATTGCAATAAAAGAGGGTGACGACTCCCAAATTGAGGAAGAAAGGGCTTCAGATGAAGGGGTATCTTCACGGGCAGGGTTCGAAAAAATTAAAAATAATATTTTAAAAATTTCCCAAAACGAAGAATTTAATGTAAAAAAGCATAAGAGTTTTAAAACTATGGACACAAAAGAATTAACTACAGAGTTCGAAAGAATTCTTGATTCAAGGTTAGGCAAAAAGGCTGAGTATACGCAAGAGTCTGTGGCGAGCATGGCAACCGTTATTATGGATAGAATCCGTGAGAAGGATGCTGAGTGGAAGCTAGAGAAAGAGACCGCCGATAATGAGAAGGCGGCTGCGATAACCCAAGCCGAGGAAGCCAAAACAAACATCGAGGATTTTAAAAAGCAACTCGAAGAGGCTCAAGAGAAGATATCTTCCCTTGAGAGTTCTATCACCACTGCGAAAGCGGAGGAGCTGTTCAATAGCAGAATGGAAAATATCGATTCCCAGTACGACTTGGATGACAGCGATCGCGCTGTTCTTGCCAAGGAGGTAGCTGTGCTCGAGTCTTCTGAGGCTGCTTTTGAAGGCTATCAGCAAAAACTTGGGGTTATCCTTAAGCACAAGGGTAAAGCCTATAAGGAAGAGCAGGAAGCTGCCTTTAACGCAAAGGTAGAGGAAGAGCTCCAAAAGCGTTTGTCCAACCTTAATGAAGCGAAAGCTACCGTTGAGGGGGGAGAAGCGACAGTTGAGGATCTAATCGAGAACGTTGAAGTTCCACAGGATCCTGCAATTGTTAACAATAACGAAGCTTCTTCAAAAGAAGAGTCTCTTAGGGACAGATTCATGAAGGCTTTTAACCCTGACACAGTTTCAGTAACATATTAAAATATTATGGCATTAAGACTATATCCATTCAGGCAATACAGTGATCACGATGTGATCAATATGTTTGCCAATCAGATTGTCGACGACAATCCATCGACAGATGGGGACGGTAGTGCTGGTGTGCTCGTAAAGGTGCTGAGTGGTAATTTAAAGAAGGATGTGGTAGACTTTGCAGCTTCTTCGAGTTATCTTGGTAAAACGGATTATCCATTTTTGGGAGCCGACAAATACCCTCAAGTACCTCTACGGTGTATCGCCGCCACAACCGGGGCCCCCGTATTAGGCGTTACGCTTAATCAGACTATAGCAAATGATGAGAACGGTGAAAAGCTCATTTATAATCCGATTAAGAAAGACGAGTTACAAGCGGTTCTGAGCGGCCAAGCCGTTCCGGTCGCAACAAGAGGTTTATTTACCTTCTCGAACAGTGCATATACGGAAAGTGCTACATTTATTCCGGGTGCCTTGGCTGTTGTTAGCGCAACAGCAGGTACCATGGACGGTGTTAGCGCTGATCTGTTGAATTTGCATCGTATCATTGGGCATGTTGTTGCCACAGGCAACAGAACCTCTCAAATGGGACAAGTAGACGAGTTCGCTGGCACAGGTACGGCACAGTACGCTATGGTACATATTGATGCTGCTGCGTCATGGAGCGTCTCTGATAATGGCTAATAAAAACGCAAAGGAATTATAATAGAATGAAAATTACATTAAAAAGAACGCCTGAGCAACTCGAACTTATTAAGGCTATGGCCTCTAAGAATCGTGACACTGCTTATGCCGCTCAAGTCGCCTTAGCGGAGTTTATTGGTCCAGTGGTTTCGGAAGTCATTAATCAGGCTCCGTCAATCAGCAATCTGTTTACGCCGCTTCAATATAACGCAGATGACAACCCATCTCTTCCGTTAGATTTGTATTACAACATTTTTGACGAGGATTATATTAGGGTTTACAGTCAATCTGTCGCTGGTGGTCTCCCCACCAACACCGTTCAGCCTACAGCTTCCGAGCTGAAATTCACAACCTACACCTTGGATAGTGCGGTTGCTTTCGATAGAAAGTACGCCTCTCGTTCACGGTTGGATGTGATTGGCAAAACGTTTACACGGGTCGCCCAAGAGGTACTCTTGAAACAGGAAAGAACTTCTTCTAACCTGTTGATGACAGCTCTTGCGGAGGCAACCGCTGGTAACGCTACGTTCAGTGCTAAAAACCGCAATGTTTTTAGGACTGCTGCTGCAAACGTGCTCCAGATGGATGACTTCAACAAGCTTATCACTAAAGCCAAGCGAGTTAACGCTTCTTGGGTTGGTGGTACTCCTGCTGGAGCCCGTCACGGAATCACAGATCTTCTGGTATCACCGGAAGTGGTAGAGCAGATTAGGTCAATGGCCTATAACCCTGTAAATACCCGTCAGGCAACGTCAGGCGTCACGTCTATTCCGGCAACGGATGCGGTTCGTGATGGCGTATGGAAGAACGCGGGTATAACCGAGTTCTTCGGTATCAATATCTTGGAAATTCTTGAGCTCGGTGTGGGCAAGAGATATAACGACGTGTTTGATACTGTGGCTGGTACTACTGACTACCTCGACAATGGCTCTGTGACCGCATCTACTGCGTTTGCAGGGGCAACAGAGGAAATCATCGTTGGTTTAGATCGTAGCCGTGATGCGCTCGTGCGTGCGGTGGCCGTCGATTCTGATACTGGTGCGGAGTTTAACTTGGTGGCGGACGATCAGTTCTCTATCAGGCAGCAACGTATTGGTTATTATGGTTCCCTCGAAGAGGGTCGCATGGTTCTCGATAACCGCGCTTTGGTGGGTTTGATTATGTAATCAGACCTTTTTCTAAAGCATTTCAACTCCACCCCACTTGGGGGTGGAGTTTTTTTTTGAAAAAATCCTGTGTATACTATTATTGTATATGGCAGCGAAAAGAAAAAGCACTAAAAAGAAGGTCGCCAAGAAAGCGGCACCTAAGGAAAAGGCCACAGCATCTACTACAAAAAAACGGCTAGAACTTAACGAATTACGTTATTCCAGTGGCAAACTGGACGACGAGACGGTGGCTCGAATTGAGGAAATTGAGGATATCTTAAAAATCCATGAGGTCAATCATTTCGGAACCAACGATAACACTATTTTTGAAAAACAGCTAAAAGACATGTCTTTGGCAGACCTTCAAAACTTATGTAGCAAGGTTCGGTTATTTGCCAGCGGTAATACGCGAGAATTGAGAGCAAAACTAAGAAAAGAGTTTACCCGAGTCACTAAAGGCAACAAAACCGTATCGTTGCGTCAAGAGGCCTCTGTTTGCGACCCTAACCATCCCAACCACCAAAAAGCCAAAAAGATTCTAACTGAAGGTTTTTCTAACTGAAGGTTTTTAAGTGTAAATTAGGTTACTATGGCGTGGGACTCTGACAGAAAGCAAACTCCTTACTTTGTTAGCACGATTGCAACGGGCATCTATCGAGATGAATTTGATAGC